TCTGCCACGTTTCCATATTGCGTTAAAAGTTGATTGGCATCCCGCGAGAGACTCGAACTCCCACCAAGGGTTTTGGAGACCCGTATGCTGCCATTACACCAGCGAGATATTGTTGGCGCGCCCGGAGGGACTCGAACCCCCATAAGACACTTTAGAAGAGTGTTGCCTTATCCGTTAGACTACGGGCGCAATGTGTGGAGCAGGTAGGGAGATTCGAACTCCTCTATTGAGGTTTGGAAGACCGCCGTGTAACCGTAAACACTTTACCTGCATTGAATTAATCTTCTTCTACTTTTTCATCGCGATCAATAACATTACCATGAAGAACTTCTCCATCTTCATTTGTTTTTTCTTTGTCTAAATCGCGACTGAAAATTGCATCCCAACGTCTTTCATATTCGTCTTGGGCAACGCTAAAAGGTCGTGGTCGCGATCCTTTTCCTGCTTCATGCGTCATTTTAGTTTCCTTTATACATTGGTCCGAGTGGAGAGATTCGAACTCCCGACCCTCTGGTCCCAAACCAGATGCGCTAACCAGACTGCGCTACACTCGGATTAATCATTTATATTCATAGTTTACTGTTTCTTCATTTTCTCTGAAGACTACAGCACCATTTTTAATATGAAATCTTTTTGCCATTTCAGTTTTAGGACTGAGAGTAACAAATCTTTCAATGCCTTTTCTGTTATCTTTTATATACGATACTGCATCAAAGATCAATGTTCTACCAGCACCTGGCTTATAACTCCATATAGTATAGAAAATTGCAACTTCAGGATTTTCAGTTTTCTCAAACAATTCTGCTTCGCTTGTTGGAATTGTTTTCTGATAACTCACACAAGTTATAGCCTGCACCTTATCGTCTTCATCGCGCATAACAAAGATATCTTTATTGCTACCGACACGATCAACATGAGGTATGTTGGGACGTACCGGATCTTCGCTTAGAAAATTAAAAAATTTATCAGTTAAATCACTTATAAGATGCAACACATTAAATTACCTATACTATATGAAACTGGTACCTTGTGACAGGATCGAACTGCCGACCTTCTCCTTGTAAGGGAGACACTCTACCGCTGAGTTAACAAGGCATTGTTTGGTGCCCCCACCGTGAATCGAACACGGACCTGATGCTTACAAGGCAACTGCACGACCTTCATGCTACAGGGGCTAAATTATTTGCTCTATGATACGTTTTGCTAAATTATCCACATCGGTTCTTGTTTTTCCTCCAAGAATAACAATAGCAATTCTATCTCCATTTTTGTGAACCACCATGACTAGACATTTGCCTGCGGCATTAGTGGTGCCTGTTTTTGACACTTCAATTATATCATACTTCGTCATCAATTTCAAATTAGTATTGTTGACTGGTATATGTTTCTCTTTATTCTTTTTATCTACCACAGTAAGATCATATTTACTGAGTGCAGATATTTCACGTATCTTATCATTTTGATAAACATAAGTCAATAGTGTAACCAAATCTTTTGCGGTACTTGTGTTCTTTGCACTCAAACCAGAAGTATCATCAAAATTCGAATCATACATTCCAAGTGCCATTGCGCGTTTATTCATTTGATAAACCGTCCACAACTTACCACCCATACCTTCCGCTAATGCTTCTGCGGCTCTGTTATCACTCTTCACCAACATTAGATTCAATAATTCATCTCTAGTAAATTTCTTATGAGAGTAGAACATTCCTTTGTATGAGATTCGTTCATTTAATGACAATCCACTTTCTAAGACTACAATCGCAGTCATTAATTTTGTAATGCTTGCAATTGGTCGAACAATGCCAATTTCAGAATCAACAATTGGTTGATGTTGTGTAATGTTATAAGCATAAAATGTAATTGCATTTGCACTCATAGAAAACATCATGAGTATAGTTGCGATTATTTTTTTCATACGTTTATTTTTTTAGTTGATATAACATTTATATATCTTGGAGGTGCGAGTGAGATTCGAACTCACGATACAAGAGTTTTGCAGGCTCCGCCGTTTGACCGCTCCGGCATCGCACCATTAATTTTTTGGCAGAGGGTAAAGGAATCGAACCTTTGACAACGGAATCAAAATCCGTGGTTATACCATTTAACTAACCCCCAACAATTTGGCACCCAATGAGAGAATCAAACTCCCAACTCCTCGTTCGTAGCAAGGTGTGATATTCATTTCACTAATCGGGTATTAATTGGTGCCCTAGAGGAGACTCGAACTCCTAAAATTCAGTTTCTAAGACTGACACGTATACCAATTCCGTCACCAGGGCTATAAATTTGTTGGTACCGGATATTGGGATCGAACCAATGGCTTATCGCTTATCAAGCGATTACTCTACCGCTGAGTTAATCCGGTATAATTACTTTGGTACCACCTGTCGGAATCGAACCGACTTCTACGGATTTTCAGTCCGCCGCAATGACCACACTTGCTCAAGTGGCATGGGGAGAAGTATGGGAATCGAACCCATGATAGCGGAATCACAACCCGCGGTTTTGCCACTAAACTAACGACTCCATTGGTGGTGATAGAGAGATTCGAACTCCCGACAGTCTCCGTATGAAGGAGGTGTTCTACCAACTGAACTACATCACCTTTAAATATGGCTCCACAGGCAGGGATCGAACCTACGACCAATTGATTAACAGTCAACTGCACTACCGCTGTGCTACTGTGGAATAAAAATAACAGGATACGCTTTTGCTTTATTTCCAGTAAAGTTTTTGTATTTGCTGAATGTATCCTAAAACTGGTTGCGGTGGCAGGATTCGAACCTGCGATTCTTGGCTTATGAGACCAAACGGATGACCACTTCCATACACCGCGTCATTTGGCGGTCCTGCGGGGTAACGATCCCCGTCTTTAGGCGTGACAAGCCTACGTGCGTCCATGAACACTTCAAGACCTAATATTTGGCATTACGAACTTTAGCCGTATCTCTTACGCGGATACCGAAAGCAACATCGTTGATGCGCCGTATTCTACACGCCAGCACCTTTTGCTGGATTGACACACCTGACGGTGCGAATTGGTGGGTCTTGATGGTAACGCTCCACGTGGCAACTTCCTTTCGTAACAAAGCCGACGGATTTACAGTCCGCTGAAAGGGGCAAGACCCATACTAATACCATATAGAAACACACTATCCTAGACTGACTACTTTGGCACAGGCTTTGCTAAAAAGCGATACTGTTCGTAATGTGTTTTTATATGGTAGGGGCACAGAGAATCGAACTCTGATTAATAGGTTAAAAGCCTACTACTTTAGCCGTTAAGTTATACCCCCAAAGGTGTTTGCTTTTGCGCCTTTCGCAATGCCTTGTTAGACTTGCGGTGCGCTCCCGCTTTTTTAAATAACGCCAAGATAACGAACGGGTTACGTTTCTTAGCGATCTGTTTTCGCTTCATTACTTTCTCCTTAAAAATGTTTTGGTGGAGGTGGAGAGAATCGAACTCTCAATTTCTGGTTGCAAACCAGATGTGTTCCCATTAGCACTACACCCCCATTATGATTTGTTTAGTGTTATCGCGCCTATTTGCCAACAATGTTGCAAGCACTGGCAAGCGAATAGCAGTTATATCAGACAGTTTCGGTCGCACCCTTACTGTCGCGTAGTCATAGCGTCCTATGACGATACCTTGATAACACTAAACAAATAATAATTTTGTACCATTAATAAACATACTGGCAAATCCCTTCCTAAGATATTGCATTTGCTCTGCTCACTTTTGTTATCACGTATTCCTTGGACTTGAGACTTAACTCTGGAATGCAAACATTGTTAATGGGTTACCCCATTGGTTTGACTTACTTCCATCCGCAACGGTACTGGGCAGTATGTTTATTAATGGTACACCGTACCAGAATCGAACTGGTCTTTTCGCCTTGAAAGGGCAACGTCCTAACCGATAGACGAACGGTGCAAATTGACAGACAAATTTTTAAAGAGCGGTGACTGATTTTTCAGTCTAGATACGTATCTTAACACGCATCTTGGTTGTTGTCAACAACTTTTTGAAATTTTTTTCACTTCGTTGTTTTCTAGCAACACAAAGAAAAACCCCCTAGTTTTTACGCTAGGGGGCTTGTCTTTGTATTCAGTTGGACTTTTTAGTCCTCAGGTACAAGCCCCCATTCCAGGTGTGTGGCTATCGGCAATCTCAAAGCGAGATACACCCTGCCAATTGCATGACGCTGGCATTGTGTTTCTATATGAGAGTTTCGATAATTGCTTCATTGAAGTTTGTCTTCCTTAAAAATATCTGACCATTGTGTCAGTCTATTACGTTTGTTTAGTTCTGCTTTAAAAATTTCTGAGTCATCTACAACATTATGTTGTTTCAACAATGTAATCATACATTGTAAGTCACCAAGTTCTCCTGCAAGCCTTTGACGATTGGTTTGATCTAGATACATTTCATCAATACCAAATCGAAAAATCTTACTGATTGCTTGAATCACCTCTGCACATTCTTCCTGTGTGATCCTAAGAATCTCTTTTTGTTTCTCATTCATTATATATCCTTTGAACACTACAATTATATCACAATCAAAAGTTTTTTTCAAGTTTTTTATTAAGGGGCACGGTTGTCTATTTCACAATAGTCTGCTGTTGTTTAAAACTGAGCCATTGAAGTCCAATTGGCAAGTTCCCCATTCTGATCATTGAATGAATTGTTTCACTAAGAAACTTTTCACTTCACTCGCATAGCGAAAACTCTTTATAAACTTCTTACCATTAATCCTATACTGCACTTCTACATTCTTAGGTGCTTTCACTAGGACTGCACCATAACAATCTTTTGATAACCCAAATGGTATCACATATGCATCACCTTTGTCAAGTTTTTGCTTGCGGTAACCATTTGCGCCTTTGATTCGATCTAGCGCACCGAATCTCACGGTGTCTAAAATCTCTGTGGCAATCGATTGCCTAGGACCCATTCCATCAAAATACATCATCAGAAATACACCATAATCGTTTTGTTGTCATTCGGATCGGTACAGTAGTGACATTGCAAAGTAATTCTATGTTCATCCGGCAATGTATAAAACCCACCGATCTTATGCAACATTGTTGATTTCCACATGTTGAATTGTCCGTAGTGATAATTTTTGACACACTTGTTGCCAGCATCATCTAGATAATCCAACCACGCACCATTCTTCGGTTTCTCTATAAGTAACAATACAGAATGCACCGTATTCATATCTACATCAGGTCGATACAAAAGTATACTTCGATCTTGATGATAGTATGAGGGTGAATATTGTATTGGCACTTTACTGATATGAAATCCTGGAACCGTAAGCCCATTATACAACTTAACCTTCTTGCCTGTCAAGTCTTCAATTCGTTTGAAGATACGATCATAAATCCATTTGAATTCCTTCAACAGAATTTTTTGCGTATCCCGATTGATATCTTCCTCTTTCTTATCGTTCGATTCCATTTCATACAGAGAATCGCCTAGAGTGTAGAAAAAAGTTTTCTTCGCAGGAGAATATCCAATTGCATCTTGACCAGTTACCATTGTCCATTTTCGCTTGAGTGCGAGAACAGATTGGCGCAGTTTTAGTCTTTCGATCTCACTATAAAAATCTTTTTCAGAATGAATCATCCACCGAACCACCATAGTCTTCATCGGTACCCCAACCTGCCGATGCAAGTGCCGATTGTGCATCACCGTCCATTGAATCGTCATAACCAGAGTCATCATATTCAATTGAATTGATAACCTCTTCGATCCAACGCATTGGCCATCCCTTCAAATCACGAATTTCGGTAGCGGTATATCCTGCGATATACATTTCCTCAATATCAATCATAACTTCAGACATTTTACTCATGCTAGTTCCCTTTGTTTATCCAAAACTTGTTGATACGTCATTGCTGGTTCTTTGCTAGTGATAGCACCATCAAACTGTAACTGAGACCTCTCAAACCATGAAAGGTAATCATCACTTTCCACAGACCAATCAACCATGTATTCACTTGAGTAATCCGTATCAGTTTCAATACCGGTCAAAGCAAACTTCACAAACTCATTATAGTCTATGTTAAGAGGAACGTCAAGTATCTTATACTCGGAACCGCCTTTTGCTTTCCAATACTGAGGGCATTCACCTGTACCATCCCAATCATGTGCGCCATAATTTTCGTGATATTGGGTGCGAATAACAAGCATAACCATTATACAGTCTCCGTGCTTTTTGCGTCCATCATTTCGAACAGAATAAACTTCGCAACATTTAATTGCTTGCGAACATCTTCGGCTCGACCCATTGCAGTCAACTCTTGGCAGTCAGAAAGAATACCTGCTACGACCATTTCAAGACCGGACAACTTTGCAGTCAGCCCTTCCATGTAGTCTTCACGAATATCTTCTTTTGTCATACCGAACATTGCAATTTCTTTAGCGGACATAACTTGCCTTTCTCAATTTCAACACAACCATTATATCAACAATCCAAGTACCTGTCAAGTCTTTTTTCACAGATACAGAGGACCAGTCCAACGAACGGTGTAGCCACCATCCAGAATGTTACCGCGAGCCGCGTTACGTGCAGGAGCCGCCCAACCAGCCGCTTTCAGAATGTCGCCTTTACGGAATTTCTTGTCCGTATCAGTCTTCACAATAAAACCCCAAACGGAAGAACCAGTAACAACTTTGATATACTTGCTACCTTCATCAATACGAATGCCATTGATAAACTCATCAAGCATACGGGCTTGAATCTCGGTGCGAGGTTTACCGCTTAACGTTTGCCAACCTTCATAGTCAGCAACAATGTCATTCTTCAAGGTTTCGAGGGCTTCGTTCATCATCATTTTCTCCGTGTTTCTCAATCAACAGAGTCTATTCTACACGATTCGGAGGGTATGTCAAGGGTTATTTTCAATGTTGGGTAAAAACAACACAGTATGTTGCAAAAAAACAACGCTTTAGGGCGGTTTTGGGCGGTTTTTGCTAGGGGGTGAGTGTCAGAGTGTCAATCCAACGAGAAAACCGCCTAGAGGGCGGTTTGGGGTGTCTAAATTAGTGTCAGATATCGGTGTTTGTAGTATGAATGCCGATTTTGGATAGTTGTTTTCTAGCCTCTTTCAGGTCAGAATCTTCTACCGCGGCATCACACATACGTAAATGGTACATTGCCATTAACTCTAGTGCATAATGTATATCATCTTCGTCAACAACTGACATCCACTTCCTGATTGTGGCTTTGGATGCGTTGATCAGAAACTTTAAATTGTCTAAGTCTCTTTGAGTGAGTCCGTCATAGTCTCTATTGGTAATCTTCGAATTCATCAAAGTCCTCTTCCCTTATATTTTTCGGATCAAGAAACTTAAATTGCTTCTTCATCTTATCTTTTTTCTTTTGGGATTCACTTACCTGCTTTACTTTCTTTCGCGGACGATCTTCGTCTTCGTAAAATTCGCGAAAACTGTTATATTTTTTAGTCTTAGCCATAGCGTTATGAATTAGGTTCTCCTAGAAAAACTTCTGGTAGTGCTTCTTCTACCAACTTACGGTTGATGCCTTTATATGACAACTTCTTGTCTTTCACCTGAATAACAAGTTTTGCTTCTTCAGGTGATACTGCTTCCAGAATCTCAATAAAGATTTTTTCTTTTCTGATTCTATTCAGATTTGATGCTGGTAGCAAGTATTCTAGTTTCCGAATTTCGGAAGGTAGGCGATTCAATCCCATATTTGCGGGAACTTCCATTTCCTTGTATGGGGGTGAACCCTCAGGTAAATCAAAAGTCACATCTTTGCGAAAAGCATACCACATCAATACTTTAACCTCTTTGCGTAGATTTGCAATTTGTGTCAAAGCGCCTGACCTTTTAGGGGCAGGTAAATCGGAGACATGTTTTAAAATCTCCGGTATAGTCATCTTACCAATATCAATAGCCATATTTAAAATTCCTGAATGTGTTCCATAAGCATTTTCATGCGGTGTTTAATTAAGTAGTCGAAAATCTTCTCTCTACCGTTTTGTTTAGCGTTCTTATATGTATCTAGAATGTTTTGCTTATATTCCTCAGGAATTTTGGACAAGTCGATCAACATCTCATTTCTTCGATAGTTTCTCAGCATGTTTTCGTCACAAAAAGCCTCAGGTTCTTGATCCATCCAGTTATTTAGTTTTTTCTCAGTTACAGGTTTCTGCCGACTTTCAGTAACAAAGCAATCATCACCACTAAGAAAATTAGGAATACCATCGCTTCTATCCCCCTTAATTATATGTTCTTTTAGGAATTTATCGGGTTCGGTATTACGAATGAACTTCTTTGCCATAGGACTAAACTGATCAACATTTACGAACTTTTGCAATTGTTGAAAGTCTTTGTCACTTGATAAAATCAGAATCTTTTCAGTATCGGCATTCTTCAGGTAAACCCCATATTCATGACATAGTGTGCCGATTACATCATCGGCTTCAGTCTTTTCAACTTGAACAACACGATATGGAAAGTTTTCACGAATCTCATCGCGGACTTTATTCAAAGTCTCAAAGATCATGTTCCAGTCAAATGGTGACGCTTCGCGATCCTTCCTGCGCCCATGCTTGTAGTATGGAAACAGGTCTCTGCGCCAATACTTTTTATCATCGGAACAAATGATCATTTCGCCATATTCATCTTTGAATTTGACGTTATACATTCTCAACGAATTGAGAACCATATGACGAATCAGGTTTTCGTCAATCTGATTTGATGCATTCGAATTGATTTGCATCATCAGGTTTGAAATCATCACCTGATTCAAGTCAACTAAGATCATGCTTCTTCTTCCTCATCGGACCATGTGCCCTTTTTATTTCGATATTCTGCGGCTTCTTCGCCATACGCTTCATCAGCATGTTTGTCGCATAGAGTTCGGTGCCATCCAAGTGGGTAATACGTGCCAGCATTACCACATTCTTCGCATGTTCGGTAACTCATGTTTTCTGCGAATGAGATATAATTATAATGCGTTTCGCTGGCTCTGTCAACATAGAAACGTAGTCCGCCGAATTTTTCTTTGATTTGTGATGCCACAGGAATACGTTCGGATTCTTCTTCCATCTTTACTTTTGCTTCGGCAATCATTTCATTGGTGATAGGCTCGCCACCTTTCCACGGATACGCACCACCTTCTTCTTTCCATTTTACAAGATTTTCGTATCGGTCTTTTGCGTGTCGATATTGACTATACAACATGCCGCATAGCACATCGATAATGTTATACCAGCCATCACCATGGCTGAATCCCCAACACATTGCAGTTTGTGTCATTGGTGCATTGCGATCCCTAAAGATCAGAGGATACTTTTCACACAATGCTTTATCAAGTTTCTCATTCATATTCTTTATATTCTGTAGTGGGTGTATATGGAAAAGTTACAGGCACTCTGCTTTCTCTACTAGTAAAATAAGACTTGTGTTTATCACCTTCTTCATTTACGTACCAATCGTAGAAAACAATCCCGTTAATATCATATGCGCCGTCATTGTCTTTAAATACATGACTGCAACGTTTATTCTGCCACAGAGTGGCACCATTATGTTCTGCAACATCCACCCATTCCCAATCTTCACCAGTCAAAGGAACAAGAGGTTCAAATGATGCAAGTTTCTTGAATAGATTAATTGCATATGGAGCAGAAGAACCTGAATGCCCTTCATCACCAAATACATCAAGCAATTTCAATACATGCTTGCAAATGGCTTCTTGCATTTCATCTTCAAATTGATTGTTTTCATCAATCCATCCAGCGGCACGAAATTCATCTCGCGCATGTCGTTCATAATTTGTCATGGTCCAGTCCATCCTCTTTCTTTATACTTTTCAACACGGCTAACTAAAATATTACCCATGAAACCTTTCTTGTTTGGAACAATGCGCTTGTTTTTAATTGAGTCATATTGTTCCCGTGAAATATAGAATTGTTTTTCTTTCAACTTCAAGTATGGCATACAATGAATGAAGTCAAATGTAGAACGTGCTTCTTCTGCGGTTGCTTTAGTAATCACTTGAATGCCGTTCTGAAACGTTACCGCATTCTCTGTTATCAACTTTCCGTTTGTATTTGGAACTCCTCTGTAATTAGGATTTACATCTGCAATTAGTCGAGTAACAGTTCCATCCATGGTTGTCATGGTTTCAAATTGTTTAATGGCTTCAGCATCAGTCAAATATACATCATAGTCTTTAGGTGAAGTCATATGAAACGTTGATGAAATGCATCCACCAGTCACAATGCCCTTTTCGATAATAAGATTTTGTAGATGCTTCGGCATCATACCAAGCAAACTACCAAAGTCATTGTATAGTTTTGTCTTGACAGACAGAATAGATGCCGTCTCAAGTTCAGTAAACATCATTTAGATTCCCATGCCCAATTAACAACAATCCAATCACTCAAACAATCTTCGAATGAATAGTTCTGATCCACATAAGATTGTTCAAACTTCTCACACATTTTTTTGTACCAATACGGATAGTAGTTTTTGCGAATATCATCTTCAGAAAGAGTTACAACATATCCGCCACTTTCATCTGCAAGTGGACTATCCGGATCGTATTCATTATAACTGTAGTATCTCATGATACCCTTACAATAATTGTATCCTCATTAATTCGACCAGTAGCAGGCGATTCTTTTGTAGACAAATCACCCATCAACTTGCGTAGAATAATCTTACCGCCACCAAGAACATCTTTGAGAGTCACTTCTGGTTTGCGGAGTCGCTTGCTGATTGAAGTGCTTTCTTCAAAATTTTGTAGTGTAGTGCCTTTAACACTCAAGCCTTTTGCATTGTATGCGTTATATACAGACAACGTGCGGGTCTTGGTATTGAAAGTCCACACTTGCAAAGCACCAATCATCTTTTCTGGCGGCACACTTGTTAATCCAAGTTCAGCAAAGTCTTTCATATACTTTACTTTCGAAACTAGAACACTTGCGGGCTTTTCTTTCACCTTGCGCTTCTTACGCACAGGTTTATTTGTAACACTCAGATTGTTTGTCGCGACAACAATTGAATCCAAAAAGTCTTTGTATCGTTTTAGTTCTGGCTTCTTAAAGTTTGAATAACCTTCAACAAGTTGTTCATCAACGCCATTGATAGCATCCATAACTTCTTCGGACACACCAACGTAATGGTCGCAAATTTTCTTTGCAACAACAGAAGATAGATTACGTCCTTTGAGATAATTTTCAATGTCAATGGTTGATTTACACTTGTTCATCACAAAGTCATCAACGATGCCTTCTAGTTCACCGATCTCTTCACCCGCTTTGTCGCGAATACGATCTTGAATAGAAGGCGCTGGCGCAGTAGATACAGATACTACAACCTGTTTTTCTGCGGAAAGTTCTTTTGCTTTTAATAGCAGTTCTTTAAATTGTTCGACAAACTTCTGCTTAACGTTTTCGGTAGGAATCAATCCACGGCTCATCATCCGCGCAATCTTTCCAGTCTGAGAATTAAATTCGGAATCTGTCAAAGACTTGATCAAAGCAATTTCATCCTTGCTTCGACCAACACCTTGCATGTATTCGAGTAAGAATGTTCTACATTGTTTTGTATCAACAAAGTAAGCATACCAATTGAACGCGCCAATGAGTGCAGAATTTTTCTCTGCATCACTCATCGTTTCTTGATTAGTCCAAGACGGTTCTTGACCCAACCACTTTTCTTCGCCACCGGTCGAAATTCTCGACAGTTTCATGTTTTATCCTATAGAAAATTCAATCCTACGAATCGAATCATAACGGAATGAACGCCATTCGTTCTTTTCCAGATCGACAACGGAAAGTGTTTCTTCATTTGTCGCACGAACACGCTCAGTCTTTTTCTCATAAGACGGCATATGATCTTCACGCAAAGAACACTTCATAACACGCATTGTACCATCTTTCTTTTGGAAAGTCAATGTTGCGGTTTCGTTCTTTAGAATACCCTTCAGAAACTCTCGAAACTTCTTTTGTTCCTTGGGTGTAGCCTGTGCATAGTATCCATCAATCATAGTATTGATCATTTCTTTATCCTCTTGTGTCATATTAATTTTTCACCTTTACAAATTCTCCAGGATCATAATTCATATTGGTAGTCACAAGTCTACCCTTATATTCATACGTTACCTGATATCCACGAACAACATTTAAAATTTCTTCATCGTGCATAATTTTGCACCTGATCATATTGTTAGGCGTTACTCTAACAACATTCTCATACTTATCTATATGAACTCGCTCTACAACTTTTTCGCATACGTTTCTGCTTACAAGTCTAGGCATATGGTCGACAATCATAGACTTCGACACAACCTTTGCCATGTATTCATCGCCAGATTCTTTTGTAGAATCCTGCACTAGCACAACCTCTGCTTTTGCGGCAACTGCTACAAAAAGCAAAGCATAACATAATTTAGTTTTCATTCGATCACATATACACGCTTAACAACTTTTACGGGAACGCGGTCAGCAGGAGGACGGTGCATACGCACGGTTCTCAACTCACCTTCGTATTCAATCGTGACATTGTATCCAGTCACTTGATTGAAATATTCTCTATCGTGATACGTGGTGCATTTTTCGCGAGGAACAGTTTGACCTTCAGTAACATGATCTCCGATTACAGCGCCAGCAATTGCACCTACAACAGTTCCTGCGGTTCTGTCTTTCGCCATATTGTTGCCAACAGCACCACCGACAATTGCACCCACAACAGGACCAGCATTACTCTGTCTCTCTACAATGGTACATGTGGTTCTAGGAACAGTCCTGTATCCAGTAGATTGAAGTGGCTCTGCCGAGATAACTCTAGCATAACCATGTTGAACAATTTCTTGTGCAGATGCACCCATCGCTAAACTTGCAACAACCGCACCAACAAGCATTTTCATTTTCATGATTCTTTTGCCTTACCCACCAAGTGACGAATTAAAAATATAAACCACGCAACTGCAAACATTTGCGGAAACTCAACAGCAACAACTTGACCAAACAATGCATTCACGGCATGTAATGTTAGCCAAGATGCACCGAGATACCACAGGAACATTCCTATGGTAATGAAAACAATGAACCACAATGCCGCGGCTTTTGCGTCATCAGGATTCATGTTCTTTAGTGATTCCTTCAAAATTTTCTTTGCATCAGCATCCATAATGTTCTCCATTCATACGATATAATAATAACATATTTATAGAGCCGTGTCAAGTCAAAATGTATTCAGGCTAGGTTCGTAAGTGGCAATCAATTCACGCTCACGCTGGTGCGCTGGCTTACGACCACGAACAACTTCGACAACTTCATATTGCCATTCACAATCGGCTAAATCGCGAATTGCTTGGCAGAATGTCCAATCTTTAGTTTCGCGCATTGCACGACTCACATGCTTTTGCCAGCGAATTTTGACGGACTTAAGATATGCTTGACCGAGTGCGACAGTCAAACCGATATAGGTATCACCGGTGTCTACGCAAGTCACCTGATAAATTACATGGTTTCTATCTGAACGTTTTTTTCTCAACATGCTTATAGTATACCACAATGGGACGCTTTGTCAAGTGTTTTTTGCGTTTGTTGCATAAAAACAACACTCTAAGTCATTGATTTTAGTTATGTTAGCGATTACTGACTAGGCAAAAGCGGCAAACTTACTAAATAAGCATTGTAAAATCGTAATGGTGGGTAATTTTAAAACATGAATATGAGAGGACAAATGACTAAAACAAAAAAATAAGAGAGGTAAAAAACTATGACAATCGGCAGAAAGACCGCATTGGCGGTGCTTTTTGTTATGATGTATGGGAATGGTGTAGCCCAAGAAACCACAACGGTGAATACAAATAACACCTCAACAAGCACATCTACAGTAAATAGCACGAACAATAGCACTTCAACAAGCACGAATACTAGCGATTCAACTGTAAACAGCACCAGCACAAACACAAATAACAACAATAACGTTAGCACCAGCACTTCAACTAATGTAAACACCAACAATAACATTAATAGTGGTACTCAGACGTTTAACAACAACAACGTGAATTCTGGAACAATGACGTATAATAACAATAACGTCAATTCCGGAACGATGACTTACAACAATAACAATGTAAACGCATCGACAAGCACAAACACTAATGTAAACACCAACAATAACATTAATAGTGGCACACAGACGTTCAATAATAATAACGTCAATAGTAGCACTTCAACTTCGACAAACGTAAACACTAATAATAACATTAATAGTGGCGATCAAACTATTCGCAACGTAATGAGTGGTGGTACAACAAACACAAACAATAACAACAATGTGAATACGTCAACATCTACCAGTGATAATACAAATCGTAATATCAATACTGGTGATATGACAAATAGAAATATTAACACATCAACAGTAGCAAGCGATAATAAGAATACGAACGTCAATCAAAACATTAATAGTGGTGATATGACTAATCGCAACATCAATGAAAGCACAATTACTCAGCGTGTGATTCAGCCTCCACCAACTGCGGTTGCGCCTGCAATGATGAGTGGTGGTAACAACGACTTATGTACCACAGGAACATCAGGTTCAGTTCAGACGCAAATCTTTGGTGTGTCTTCTGGCGGTACAGTTCGTGATATGAATTGCGAACGTTTGAAGTTATCTAAGACACTATTTGATATGGGTATGAAAGTTGCGGCAGTCGCTACTATGTGTCAAGATCGTAGAATTTTTGATGCTATGATGGCAGCCGGAACACCATGTCCAGTAGATGGTCAAATCGGAGTAGCCGCAAGAATGTATTGGGAAGCAAACCCAGAGAAAATTCCTAAACTAGATGAGCCAAAATCAGATGACACATATAAGAAAGTTGGTATCGGCAGTTTGCTCGGTATTGCTGTGTTTAAGTTATTCGGTATGTAATGCACAAGTGACTGCAACGGGTCAACTAGACCCTACGCAAGTTTACACTACCGGCAACGTTGTTCAGCAGACAACTCAAGGCGGTCCAACGCCTTGGGTGAATGGCGTCTATCAGGATAATCTCACATGTTGGGCATGGGGAGACCCTGGTTATTGCGGACCAAATGCAATCGTTCGTCCTGGAGGCAGTATCAATTTCTCATTTGGTCAGACAGACTTATATCAATCTCAAGCGATTGCAAGTATTCTTCCAAACACAGGAACTGGATTGCGTGTGAATGGATATAATTTTGGTTTCACGGCTAAGAACGGAAACGGATGGGATGATGGTCGCACAGACTCATTGTATGCATATGTGCATCTTAAAGACTCTGGCGGCAAATTATTAGAGTATGATACTTATAATCTGAACTATCAATTTAATTGGACCAACTTTAATTATTCAAAGACTTTTACGACACCATATTCAGCACCTACGCTAGGAAATGTTACATATGGATTTGTGGGTCGTGATAACAATGGATGGGCAGGTCCTTATGGTCCCGAAATCTATAACGTCAGTTTCAGTCTGAAGTATTCTGTAGATCCATGTAGCGTTGACGTATTGAGTTCTCCATCATGTCCTGGATATCTTGATGCGTTGGCTAAGTTAGTTCCACCAACACCAACCGCGAGTATAACTTATGAACCAACAACAGCAACCATTACTCCAACCGTCACAACAGCACCTAGCGTATCTGCGCCAGCAACAACCACAACAGAAGTTGTCGCAACAACACCTGTCGCAACAACCAGCACTAGTAGCGGTCCAACAACTGGAGCAGGAACGCCTACATCCTCAGTTGCATCCGTAAGTGCAACTCCATCTGCAACAAATCCACAACCAAAAGTGGGTGAAGTTCAGACTAGTTCAGCGCCAAAATCTACAGTATCAACATCTCAGATTTTGAGTATTGTATCAGGCGAACAATCTAGAATTGGAAACATTGAAAAGACGGTGGTGCAAGAAGCAGTTCAACAGGCAATCTCTGCCGGTGCGTCAGCAACAGCACAAGCAGAATCAATAGCCGCTTCTGCACAGGCACAAAGCATTGCGTCATCTAATGCACAACAGAGTTCTGCGTCAACACAAGGCGGTGTAGATCAAAGGACAACACAAAGTCAATCGTTCGCAATATCGCCAGTAAGAGAAAACAATCCCACAAGTCTTGCCTCATTGAATGCGGCTAGAGATCAGAGTCTATCTGCATCTAATCAAGGTTCAGTAGATTCTAGCAATTCTTTTAATGGCATACAAATTGGATTGGTATCAAATTCATACTTTCAGAATGCAAGCAGAATGCAAGAAACTTCAACAGTAGCATCAATCGTTGCGCCAGTGACATATTCTCTTGTTTCACCAAGACAAATTCAAACTACAATTGATGAATTAAAATCTGAGGGTATTAAATTTGGTGAAAGAAACATCATTGATATGGCAACACAAAAATCTCAAATTGAAGATACATCTTCAAGACAACAAACAGGTCCATCAGTTAAAAAGAATGTGAAAGATAATGACGCGGCTGGTGGTGTTACAATTGCATCAATCGCAAAACAGCCACAGGGTTTTGAATCTTATATGGGTGCTTTAGCAGACGCGCAGTTTTATGCACCAAAAGAAATTTACAGAAATCAAAGAGTGATCGACAATGCTAGAGTATTGAGAGGTTTAACCGGCGGTAGCGATAGATTGCATCAACAAATGATAGACCAACAATACAACTTAGGAAGGTAATATGTCAGAAGAAAAAGTAGACGTAAACAAAAAAATTGATGACGCCGAAGCGGCAATGAAAAAATATGCGAGTAAAGATACCGTCATCAGCATTGGTGGTTACGAATTCACGCCAGCAAAACTTATGGTAGCGTTCACATTAGTGTCATCAACACTAGGTGGACTTTATGGTGCGTTTGAAGTCTACAAAGACTATCAAGGCATGAAGAAAAAGATTGCGGAATACGTTTCTCCAGATTTGGAAGGCATCTACAAAAAGATTGAAGTGCTAGAAGTTAGCACAAACAAAACAGTAGAATACACAAATGAAATCAAGAACGATTTAAAGAGTGATATTCGTAGACTGGAAGGTGTTGTTGAAAGTGTGGAGAGAGGCACTAAAACTGATCAAAGATTAACAGATTCATCTATTAAAGAAATTAAAAGAGAGGTTGATGTAACACTCAAAGAAGTTCGTAGATATTCTGATCAATCAATTAAAGAGATGAATTCGGAATTAGTAAAAACTCAAAAAGAAACTTCAACAGAAATTCGCGCATTACGTAGGGAAGTCGATGACAAAATTAAAAAGGCATTGGACAACCCACTTGCTAATCAGTAAAGTTTTATTGATTACATTATGCCTTTTTTATGTGTCGCAAGCATTGTCTAAACAGAAAGAACCTCCAGTATACGAATGTATTCGTTGGACTTGGTTCGGAGATGTTTACAATCGTAAAGTTGTGTGTTTAGAATGGAAAGAAAAAGATTGTTCGAATAGATTATACAAAAATATATGTAAGGTAGAAAAATGATTGATCCAATAACAGCACTTGCGGGCATACAGTCAGCAGTAGCATTAATTAAAAAAGTATCAAAGACTGTAGATGATGTTTCGTCTTTAGGTCCTGTGCTAGGTAAATACTTTGACGCAAAAAGTGTAGCGTCAAAGGCAGCCGTAGAAGCAAAGAATAGTGGCAAAAAATCTAGTATGGGGGCGGCAATTGAAATTGAAATGGCTTTGGATCAAGCCGTTCAATTCGAAAAGGAATTACAATTACTATTCATGCAAGCCGGCAAGATTGATGTGTGGAATAAGATAAAAATGAGAAGTGCCGCTATGGATGTTGAAGCCGCACATGAGGCTAGAAAAGCAAAAGAAGCCGAGGCTAAACGCAAGAGAGAATTACAAGAGGCTCTTGAATGGACTTTTGGTATACTCTTTATTGTTGTCTTTTTTATTGGGGTGGGTTGGGGCTTGCTAGAGTTTATAGATTACTGTAAAGCAATAGGTTGCGGCAGATGAAACCAGATCACAAATACGAAGTTTTCGATTACAAGGATAACTTTGATAAATTGCTTAAAGTTATTTGCGGCGTAATGATTGCATCATGGCTTGTTGATGGCTTCAGATTTTTACCATAAAGTAATGCCGTATAGCCTTTCGGATATACGGCATTTTTTATAAACCTTAAGCCTTTGGTGCTCTTGGTTTGCGAGTAGTTTTTGCTTTGACTGCGGCTTTAGCCTTTGTGGCAGTTGTCTTGACTGCCTGAACTGCAACTTTAGCATCAGCAGAATCTACTTTACCATCTTTGTTTAGATCGGCTGTCTTTTTGGCTTCATCAACCACGACCTTTGCGGTTTGCTCTAAAGCAACGCCAGCATCTTTAAGATCAATTTTGCCATCTTTATTGGTATCAAATCCAGTTCCGCGATTAGCGTACCAAACTGCACCAAGAACGACAACAGCAATTAAAACAACAATAATTTCTATCATAACTTACTCCTCTAAGTAATTAAACATTGAACATGTATTTATATCAATCCCAAAGCCCACGATAGTATTTACCGAAAAGACGCAATCCATTATCAATTCTTTCAGAATGTTTTGTATAGCCTTCAGCATCAAATACAGAGGTATGTTCAGGACCTTCTTTTAGGCGATACAGTTTAGGTTTGCCATTTTCATCCCATTCACACACTTCATTGTAGAAGTCGGTTTTACCAGTATGAAATTGTGATTCCCAATCAGTAGACAATTGCTCGAATGCCCAAATCATTTCATCCATGATATAGTCCCAACGCATGTGAACAAGATCACTTGCCGCTTCATCTGCCGCTTCTTTCTTTTCTGGAAAGAGTTCAAGTTGATCCCAATCATATGCATTGTATGTGGTGCGAAACTTTTCGGGAACATCTTCATCTTCAATCAATTGAGAGCCGTGTTTAGTTTCTTTCAATTGTTTCAGCATAGGTAGAATGATAGGATTCAAAGTAGAATCCATATTCCATGTATCGTAGCGATCAATCTTTACATAGACAATGCGCTTTTTGAAAGATTCGATCCAACTTAAAAATTTATAAAGCCAAGTTTCTGGACGATCATCTATAAATTTTCTTACAGGTTGTCCTGGCACAGGATCAGGCTCTACACTACCATATGCAAGCCATTCACCAAAATTGTGAACCCAATCAGGTTTGCGTTCGAACCCGTATTCGTCCTTTTCGTTCTTTGCCCAAAAGCAAAGTTTTTCTGCTAATTGATAAGGACCAAACCAATTAGTATATGGACCGATGTAAACTTTCATGTTTTGTCTCCACTCTTTCTTTGCCTAGTAATTCTCTCGCTCTGTCTCGAACTTCAGCAGTAACAGCCCACCCATACATTTCAGGGTGAAGTAAATCTTTCAAAAAACGATAAACATCTTCATCGTTGAACGTTTTATTTTCTTCAGGCATTTTCTTTCTCCTGAATTCGAACCATAAATGGCTTATCATCAAACCATTGAGGCAATACCTTTGGAAGTAGTTCCAATTGATAGTCATCTGGATAGTGTCTCAGTACCCACAATGCTTGTCTACGAATATCTTTTGGTACCCTTGGAGTTTTCTTTGGATTAATCAGATCATAAAGAAATTCTTTACCGCACTTGAGTGCGCGATATCGCTCATCTGGTAGAGTCATAACTATCCTCTTGAATGTGTTCTTCTTTTGTTGTGAAGAATGCTTCTACCTTTTTTTCATCAGCCCAAACTTTTGCGTAGTCATTGTCTTCATCACACAGTTGCAATGCCTCTTCTTTTGTCACAACGCGATGCGATGTGATTGTCTCACCCAAGTGTTTTTGTGAAAATTCTTTTGCTTCTTCTAGCGCAACGGTATCCAACGCCCACAGCGATTTGTCTTTACCATATCTATCAGTACCCACAGGCACTTCTACCATGTAGCGTTCGCGAAACATAGAAACTGTTTCAACAAGAACCCATTGAGTTTCTTCTTTCTTTCTCATAGTCCATGATCCATCTTTGTTATCAATCCATTCGATTGTGTCACCAGTTTTCCAACCTGCATCTTCTAGTATATCATCATTTAAAGGAAGAATCAAATCGCCTGTTTCAGGGTCTTCTTCCAAAGAAATAATCCATTGCTTACCCATAACGAATCTCCATAAAGTTAGTTTCTTCTGACACAAGTTCCATAGTTGCGCCTGCACTCTCATCAATTTGGTTTTGCCAGCGTGAGTAAATGCCCATTGTGTATCCTGTCATACCATACAGTTTTTTGTGACACCGATAAACACTACCACTATAGCCATAAAAAAGATACCAGTCACCATCTTCTTCAATCTTTGTGCAACCACTATTCAATTTCCATTCAGCACCATCCAGAAAAGTTTCAAGCCATGATGCTAATATTTTGTATGTAGTCTGACCCTCAGTCACAAACTTCAACATTACCCATTTGTCAGGACAGTATTCCATAGTATTCTACCAGTTGTGTATGACGTTCGCCATAATAAAAAAACATGTGATAACATGTATTATAACCCAAAACGTCTTCAATGTCAATGCTACGTGTGCTTCTCTGATGGTAAGAATAGGAACATCAGGTTTGTCTTCATCCGTCTTACCCATCAAGTGATTTGTCGCTCTTGCCCAAATCAACCAAAATCTCATAATATTTTTTCAATCATAAAGTTTATTTACCTAAAAAATATTTTCTAGATTCAATCGTATCTTTAGGATATGCAACAATATTTCCGGATATAGAAATTCGGTAATCATCTGAAGTATAAAATGGATATACTTCATGCATTAAATTCGAAGGAAAAATTGCCATTATTCCTTCATAAGATTTATCTAAAGGAATGGTATGTCTTTTTATTCCACCTCGTAATGAATTCCATCTGAATGTGAAAGAAGACGCGGCAAATACATCAGATTCTCTTTTTAATTTAATGTTTTCATAGTTCATTTCTGCTTGTCTATCATATGGCATTTTCATCCATATGACAAAACTTAAGTCTCCAGAATGTGCATGTAGAGGATTATATTCATGTTTTTTTTGAAAATTTACCCAAACATCATATTCATCTTTATTTTTTTGCAGTCTCCAATAACTATTATAAACATCCGAATCTTCTGGAAATCTATTAGCCATCCAAAATTTTGGCATTACTTCATCCAAGTAAGAATTTATTAGTTCATGACTTTTCAATTTATATTCATGTCTAATACTTCCTGCCAATCTTTCATTATATGCAAATTCATTATTAAAATTTGTTTTCAACATATCGTCAATTTCTTCTTGAAGAGCATTAAAAATGTTATCATCAAGTTTATGTAAAGAATATGTCAATGCGTCCAGCACAACTGGAATTATCTCATGCCGATTAAAATCTAAAGATTCCATCAGTTTTTTATTTTCTAAATAATCCAAATTATCAATTATCATAATATCATCCTTATTAATCCAATAGTATCAATAGTTGTTAACAAGAGGTAGTTAGCCAACATCCCAAAAGATTTCCGAGTAAAAGCAGCCCAAGCATAGAGACCGCAGCCGATGATCCAAATAGGGTAAAGAATAAGTAAGGGCGGATTCGGGACTGTGAGAGCCATGGCAATTGAACAGCCAATAGAAATAGCCCAAGCAAACAACTCAACGACAAAACGAAAAGGGTGAGAATTCCAGTCATCTTTTATCCATTCTATAGTGGGGCGAAATAAATCATTCAACATATTAGTCCAAATTAAACAACTGAGGTTGTGTTTTCACAAAATGCATACGAATTGCATTCCATGCGTTAAATGTAATTTCAGAATCTTGTTCAACAACATGATTTTTTAAAACATTCAGCGAATGTAACACGCGAGTAAATTCACCAACTTGGCTTTCATATACGGAGTAGTCATATGGCTTTGCATATACTTTGTATTTACTATGTCTCAATACTAAAAATGTTGAAAACAATCTTTCAACTAAGAATGGAAACATATTCAGAGTATTGTCTCTCGCATAGTTTGCACTACTATTATAGATTTCTTTTACGTCTTCAGGCAAAGCATCAGTTGCAACAATAATGCGAGAGAGAAAATCGATATAATCTTCCCAAAACTCTTTACGTGCAACAAAGTAACTGCAATAACAAGTATTGTGTTCTGTCATAAATGCATTAATCGCACTATTATCAAATCCAGCAACAGTCAATACTTCTTCAGCAACTTTTCTAAGTCCTTTATGAAAGAATTCGCCTTGTTCCCATACATTGTATGTTAATGAATTAACCGCTCTTGCATGATTAAAAATCCAAACATCGTTTTCTGAATTTTCATCAATAGCACGTTTAATTTCATCCGCAGAATATTTAAGTTTTGCTTCCCATCGAGGACCTAAGAAACCCCAAGCATCTAACCCATCTGTGCTACCATTTTCTGTTGCCTTTACAAAAGAGTGATATTCTCTCAGTTCAGGTTTTTCGTTTGCAGTATTGTCAAATGCAGTTAGTGGAGATTGAATCAATTCAATCTGTCTAGGCTCAAAGCAAATCTGAAAAATTTTATAGTTCATATCTATTCCATTATAGCATGACCATTTGGTGCAATGTTTCCTTGCACACCAATTCGTTTTGGTGTCACTATCAATGTGTGATGCAGGTGATGATATAGCAAATGTTCAATGTCAATATATCCGCCATTGTTCAGCCGTTCATTCATATGATTAAACATATCAACGTAGGTATCGCGAATATATTCTAAATGACAAGAATCAAAACTCCAGAGTCTACTCATGTATTGTAGAGTAACGCCACCAGTAATTGTAGAATTGAATTGAGAAGTATATGGACCCCGAATTACAATCTTACCTTCTTGTTGAAGATGAAAGTCATGATCAAATTCATCGGTTAAAGTATATCGCCCACTCATTTTGAAAATTCTATCGTAATGAGGTAACTTTAAATTTGTAGTTGACATTAGATCAAAGAACGATCCAAACATGACAACCTCAATCATGTTCTTCACAACATCCCAATTATCAATTTTTTGAATTTGTTTTACTGTATCTTCTTCAGTAAAATCATAAAATCTATGAATGTAATCAGATAAAATTTTCTTTTCTTCTATGGTTAGAGATTTTTCTCCACCATCCAGAAGAATGATATCTGCGTTACATCTAGATTTAATCGATTTACAAGTTTCGATTGTTTGATTCAGTCTAGCCTCAGCATCATACACACCATGTTTAGTGTGTATTGCAGAAGATACTAGAAATAAACTTTTATTTTGCTGGTCGCTTTGTGGATTTTGTTGCGAGTTTTCTTGCTCTTGGTTTTGGCTCATTTTGTTTCGTCACCTTCTTCAGTATTTTATCAGTCTTCAATTTGATTCTTTTAATAACTTCTTGTCCGTCCATCCAGATATCTTTATTATCTAGTATGGATTTAATTTCATCTTCTGTCAAGAAGTCATCATATACACTACGTAGAATATTTTCTGACCACTTACGTTCATGCACAATGTTGTCATACATTTCTCCGCCTTTGCCTATTGCCATACCAGAGTAATTATGAAACATGAACATAGAATGTTCAGATACTTCAAAATTTTCTCCTGCTAGAAAAATCATTGTAGCCGCAGACATACATGCGCCTTCTACTGATACCACAATTGTGGCACTTGATTCTGCTAGAACTCTCATAAATTGAATTGCAGTAAATAGATCACCGCCTGGAGAATTTATGTGAATTTTAACAATGTCTGTCTCTCCTGCGTTTCGAATTGTATCAAACCATTCGGTATATTCTTTCGATTCTTCTATCGTACCACTCAGATAGAATGTATGTAATAGACCGATGGGTTTGCTGTCAACTCCTGCATCACCTGAAAGAAGATTAAGTAAACTGTTTTTCTTCATAATACTCCACTTTTGTTATTATAACATTTTTATATAGTGTTCGTCAAGTGATGAACTCCATATTTGCATATGTAATAAGAATCAATTAGATCGGAAGAAGGATTCCATTGCTTCTCAGTCATGTGTAAAACATCTTTGAGTCTAACGGAATTTTGTTCTTCAAATACCTCTTGCATTCTCTCTTTGTTTGCATTACCTTTACCGGTTGCAAATTTCTTAATCACGGTAGGCGGTACCGCAACAACTGGAATTTGAAGCATCCATAATCGGTACTTCAACACTCCTGTATTCTCTGCTATGTGAAATACTTTGCCTTTTGATCCCAACGAATAATCTTCGATGAAAACGCTGACCACACCGCTATCTAATATTTTATCAATAAAGTAACTAGAAATCAAGTCATATCGATGCATACTGTCATTATACTCAAAATATTGACCATGAACATTGTCTAATGGTGAATCATCATACTTTTTGAGTTGAGTCATAAAGAAAAAATCACAATTTTCAAATTTGAATTCTTTGTCTGTATCGTAAATACAGATTGCTGGTGAGGTCATTGAATAATCAATGCCTGCAATAATCATTCATACCTCTTAGTCAAAAACTTCTTCCCATGTATAATCACCCAACCATTTAACACGACAAATGTAATTATACTCTTGAGGAACACCGGTGCTCCAATCATTCGGACCATGCATCACTAATCTAGTAAATTGTTTTCTGCTATCAAAAACAAGCCAGTAAATATTTCCATGATATGTTTGGAACTCATATTTAGCGGCATGAACCATGTCAGTTATTTCTAGCCGTCTTCGAATACTTTCGGCTTGTTTCTGTAACACAGTCACCAATTCCATAATTCGATTATACTCTTGTTGTCCGTGCATACGGGCAACATTAACCATTATGTCTTTTTGTTTTGTGATTGGTATAAGATCAAACGCTGGTCCTCCAACTTCAGTCGGATAAGGTGTTGCGTTTCTATTAAAAAACGCAACAACTGAGTTACCTATATTTGTATCGTAACTATCTCTACCTTTTGCTGAGTTGGATTTTTCTTCCATTGTTTAGTCTTTACCTTCCCACTTCCACTCATCATCATCTAAGCCTTCATCGGCTAATTTATCCCAATCTTCTTCTGACCATTCCCCCAAATCTTCTTGCTCAGTTACGTTTGTGTCTTCAAGTTTACTTCCACAAAATGTGCAAGTTGATGGTGGATCTCTTAATTCTAGTCCTGCAACGGTATATTCAGAACCGCAATCTTCGCAAAATACTGTGTAATGTGCCATACGTTTTAATTCCTCTTATTCATACATTACTGTTGTAGAGTCTCCCAATGCCCACTTAGGATTTTGTTCCACAACATATTTTCTTGTGCAAACCTTAAAGTCCGGAAACTTCAGTTCTTTAGGATTGCTTGCCGCATCATGAAATATACAGCGATTATTTGGCTGTGCCGCATACTGACCATTTTCAAGTTCTAAAAAGTTATATGATTTATGGTCTTCTGGATTTTCACTATCTCCCATATCTAAGTATTCATCTGACGCACAATTATCAACAGTAAACATGTAGTTGCCCGGATACCATTGTTTATCCTTTGCGTAAAATTTTCCACTCAGATTTGCTAAAAACGATTTTTGTATTACTGTGAAATCATAAGATAAACAATCCCATATCTGTAAATAATCTAGAGGTAAAAATTTATCTCTATCTAAATTAGAATTTCTGCTTACGTAAGCATCTAATGGAAGTTTATCATACAATGCGCCATACTCAGGCAAATAAGATTCAATGAAAAATGCTCTACGGCTCATTGACTTGATTGATACCCAAATACACGGCACATATTCTCCATGACCTTTTTCAAAGTCATAGAGATATTCTTTTCTTATGTAACAACGAACTCTTGGTATATTGCCAACTAAAAACATTTAATTGCACCAAGACTGTTTTGCATCGCCAAAATATTCTCTAGCGAAACCATTACGAATTAATTCCGAACGAAGGCTTGTTCCATTCAGAATGATATCTCCCAATACACGACCACCGAACTTGTCCCAACCGTAGAGTATAACCTGATGTTTTTGTGTAGTTGCAACTGCATTCTTTGTGAATGCGCTTGCGGCTTGTCCTCGTTTTTCTTCAGAAGGACATTGTGCGCGGTGTCCTTTTTCTGGTGTGTCAACTCCATAGATTCTAACCGCAAGTTCAGGCTTGAGTGGTGCGGGAAGAAAGGGAGCCGCTATGACAATTGTATCGCCGTCACTTACACGAACGATCTTAGCGTCATAGGTTGCACCCTGTGGTGTTTTTTGTGCATGTGCTGGAACTACAATTGCAATCAGCAAAGCAAAGAACATGTATAGTTTCATATTATTCTCTCTTTTGTAATAGTTTTATATTTAACACAAAGTTTTCAACAGTCAACTTTGTGATTGTTGCAAGCATTGCGACTTGTTTATCTATCTGCCAAGGTTCATTAAAATTTTCTAAAACAGAAGATGCTACTAATTTATATGCATCATTTTCGCTAATATTTAACATCCCCCAATCGATAGGATCTTCTACTTCGACTTCTTTAGCCAATTCAATTAGAGTAGAGACTTGCATCATCATAATATTTCCTTCATCGTATTTTTGCTAAATTTAATTTGACAAGTAATGTTAGCCACATCCAACCCACATCAAACTCCCACCACTTCTTACTTAGTTTAGGGTTTGCTGGATCTAGGTGATGATTATTATGTAGTTCTTCACCACCAATGACAAGACCGAAAAAACTAATATTTTTACTATTGTCTTTCGTGTCTCCGTTTCTATAACCCCAAAAATGTCCGATGCCATTAATTACTCCGGCTGCCCAAAATGGTATCCATATCATTTGTATCGCCCATATGGCGATGCCGATACTACCAAACAAAGTAATATTACCCAAAAGCAAAACCAGTATACCCAAAAAAGCATACTTACTATAAACGTTACGTTCCATCCAATCATCAGGAGTGCCAATTCCATATGTGTCTACCATTTCTTTATCTTTCGATGCACGATTATACAAGAATGCACCTTTAAATAAAACTGTCCATATTCCAAACACACGCGGACTATGTGGGTCACCATCTTGTTCAGTAAATCTATGATGTTTACGATGAACAGCAACCCACTCTTTAGTGATCATACCAGTTGTTAACCATAACCAAAAACGCATGAAGTGTTCTACAATAGGATTGAATTGAATCCCACGATGGGCTTGACCTCTATGTAGAAAAAGTGTAACGCAAATGATTGTAATATGGGTGCATAACAAAAGATATATGATTTCTATCATTAGGCGGCCTTGCCCCAAACTTCTTCCCATTTACCAGTCAGAGCGCCTTTTGCATAATCTGTTGCTCGATTCTCAAAAAAGTTTGTGTGAGTTGGTGCATTGATCATTTCTTCAACCCAAGGCAATGGATTTTTCTTGACCTTGAAAATGCCTTTCATACCGAGAGAAATCAAGCGGCGATCTGCAATGTATCGAATGTATTGTTTAACTTCTTCATTAGTAAGACCTTCCATTTTATTCATACCAAATGCAAGATCAATAAACTTATCTTCTAGTTGAACCATTCTTTCTGCAATCGTGTAGATTTTTCCTTTGAGTTCATCATTCCAAATCTCGCGATTTTCTTCTATGTATGTTCTAAACAGTTTAATCATTGACTCTGCGTGTTGTGTCTCATCAACAATTGACCAAGTAACAATCTGTCCCATACCTTTCATCTTGCCTGTGCGAGGAAAGTTTAACAACATGATGAATGAGGAGAACAACTGCATACCTTCAGTAAATGCAGAGAACACGGCAATATGTGTAGCAGTAGATTCTGTCGTTCCATTTTTCGAAGAGATGTTCAAAACATATTCGTGCTTCTCTCTCATTTCAGAATACTCTAAGAATTCTGCATACGTGGATTCAGGCATACCTAATGTCTCAATCAAATGAGAGTATGCGGCAATGTGTAACGCTTCTCTCGCGGCAAAGCCCATCAACATCATGCGAACTTCAGGTTGAGGAAAGTATGGAAGATAGTTATTTACATAGCCACCAGCAACGTCAATGTCTCCTTGTGTAAAGAAACGAAAGATGTTTGTGAGAAAACGCTTTTCTTCATCAGTTAATTTTTTCTTCCAATCTTTTACATCTTCTGCCATAGGCACTTCGGTATGCAACCAATGAGATTGTTCGTGCTTTAGCCAAGCATCGTATGCCCACGGATAATGAAATGGCTTAAACGAATCTCTTGTATCCGTCAATCGTGTTTCTGTCTTTTTAATCATTTTTCTCTTTTCTCTACTAATACGATTTTTCTGCCTGGAAAGTTTTGCGTAAAATATTCAACAATGTCTTCCATTGATTTGCCCTGAATCATAAACGTTTCGGTTTCTTTATTCCAAACATAAATCTGGTTATTGATAAGTTCAGTATTACAAATTATTGGTGGCTTGATTGAATTTAAATATTCCTGTTCAATCAATTCACCTCCGTGTTCTTTTGGTTCTTCCTCTTTTACAACTCGAATACGAATTCGAGATAGAACAAACATTACACTAAAAAATATAACAACCCATTCTAATGGTGTCATAATCAACCTTCACATGCAAGGCACGTATCGCCTTCAATAATTGCTTTCATATCAAGTTCTTTAATTGCTTCACGCTCAATGCGCTTTGCAACTTTATCTGCTTTACCAATCTTTTCAGAACGGCAGTAATAAAGTGTTTTGAGTCCTTGCTTCCATGCCATGAAATGAACAGCATGAAGATACTTCACATTAACATCAGGTCTAAAGAACAGATTGAGGGACTGCGCTTGGTCAATGTAACTTTGTCTGTGAGCCGCATGATCCACAAGCCATCTTTGGTCAATCTCCATGGAAGTTTTGAATACATCCTTTGTCCATTGATCGAATAGTTCCAAGTGCTGAATTGATCCGTCGTTAGCGATGATTGAGGACCAAATCTCATTGTAGTCGTGTTTATCATCTCCATTACACTTCTCCTTAATGATATTATCAAGGTACTTGTTTTTGTTTAGTGACGAGCCGCTGAGT